TGTTTCGAGACCTGTAACGCCTTCTTGTACCGTGCCGACTTGTGTTCCGAGACCTGTAACACCTTCTTGCACCGTGCCGACATCCGTGGTCAAGTTAGTTACGTCAGTCTGTAGCGCCCCGACATCTCCCGTCAGACCAGTTACACCGGTTTGCAAATTTTGCTGGCCCGTCATCAGCCCGGCTTGACCGGTGGTGAGTGTGCCTACATCTCCAGTAATACCGGTTACGTCTGCTTGGATGTCTTTGAGTTCCGGCATTGGCGTTGGCGTTGGCGGCGACGTGCTGCCAATATCTCGTCCTTCACTCATACCAAATAGTCTATAATGGTCGGCACCGCTGGCTATCGTCCCTGCAAATACAGCCGCTTTTACATCTGGGTTAGCGTCTAAATACGCTTGTTCGTTGAAAGCTACCATCTCATTTACCTCCGAGGGCTTTATCTAATTTATCTTCGACCCGATGCAGCGCATCCATGACTTGACGCATGTCGTCGCGCAGTTCATCGCGGGTCGCGTACTCTTCTCTCGTTTTATTCAGCAGGATGTCGATACGCTTCATCTCTGCTACTAGGCTACGGAAGCCCCAGAACGCCGGGGCGATCACGAGCGTAAGTACGATATTCCAAAAAATTACAGGTGAAATGTCCATGTTAAACCCATTTTGGTCCCCGAAACCATGTCACTAAGGTGCGCCTAGTTCCGTTTGTTATTGGCCTTACCCGGTGAAATAAAGTGGACGGGAAGAATATTGCTGCGCCTTTTTGTTTCATGTGCGGGATATCGACCGGCCTTACTTGCCACGTTTTGGACTCGCCCTCTTTCTCTGTGTCTACGGACACTAAGTTAAAGTCCCCGCCTTCGTAATCTTTTGCATCACTAAGTTGTATCACACAGCTAATCTTTCGTATCGTGTTGGCTGTTATGCCTTGAGTTGGCATGGTCGATGAAGTATCTGTGTGCCAGTCGTAGTGATTATTATCTCCGTAGTAGATCGTGTACTGACAAGGTTCGCAGCAGGTTATATTGTAGTCCCAGCCCGCTGCTGCATTTGCTTCGTTTAGTTTAGGGAAGAGCATCCCAAACAGTTCGTCGTCGCTAGACCAGATTACTTTGTTTTTTCGCACCGTGTGATCCGCTAGCTCTGGATCGTGATTATCGCCAGTGAGTGCCTCCTCCTCTTCCTTCTTTGTACAAATTCTATGTATTCTATCGACTTGTGCTGGCGTAAAAAGCTGATTGTAGTACCAGTACCAGCAATCTTCAGCGATGCTCGACAAAATCGAGCCTGTATGCGTTGCCATTATTCCTCGCCAAAAGGTTCCGTCGTCAGTTGCGCTCGTCCATCAAACTTGTGATGAGCGTGGGGTCCGTGCCTGTTCACGTAGTGTAAGAACAGTTGCACCTGCCAGTCATCTTCGTTTGGCGCATCAAACTTTTCTCGCCAGTGCGGCACTTCCATTCCACGGTAGATCATGGCATCGCCAGGCTTGAGACTAATGCTTTTGGTCAACGTGTAGTCGTCAGACATCGCAGCCCAGATAGGCCAGTCGTATTCACCACTTTGACCCAGGTTAATCGTCGCAGAGATTTCACAGGACGGTCGGTCGAGATGCCACTCAAGCTCTTCACCTGGCCGATACACACGCATATAGCTGTATGTTGGCTCTAATTTTAGGCCGGTTAGTTTTTCGATCTGTGGCAACGTATTGACTAAAAGATACTCGCACTTAGGTTCACCGTAGTAAGCGTTGCTATTGACTGGACATTGTGCGTCTTTTTCTCCAGACTTTTGCAAATATTCGTCGCAGATTGGTTTGCGGTAATTATCACACAAAAGATTATCTACTACAAGATATTTCTTTTGCTGGAAATAGTACACTGCTGCTTCGTTTCGTAAGGTCATGTTGCTCATGTCTCTGTTGTTGGGAATCTTAAAATTACGACGCCTTTACCGCCAGTACCGCCCGGTCGCATTTTTGGGTTAGTGCCGGCATAGTTGCCCGCTCCACCACCACCGCCTCCGGTATTGTCTACGCCTGGTGCGCCGGCTGGCCCGTCTTCACCCGATGATGGATTAGAACTGCCGGGGTTAATACTGGCCCTCCCGCCGGCACCGCCCCCGCCTGGCCCCGCTGCGCCGCCGGGAATCAACCCATTAGAGGAGCCTCCGCCCCCGCCACCTCCTGCAAACAGCCCAGTTGGCCCGATTGCTGTGGCTGCGTCAGACGGGATACCGGGTGCAATAAGAGGACTTGCAAACGCGGGTATTGGATGGCCATTGCCCCCTGCACCAGGGCCACCACCACCAGGCCCGCCTGGCGTTCCTGCACTCCCTGCACCGCCGCCGCCTCCTCCGCGACCGGAGTTATATGCGCCCCCAACCCCGCCGTCATTACCTTGCGGTGGAGTTACCGGCGGCACGTTGCCCGAGCCAGCGTTTTGCGACGCTGGAGCGGGAGTGGTGTGTCCACCTGCCCCAGAGCCGCCGCTACCGGCAGCACCTCGTCCCCCGCCAGCCGATTCAATACTATTGAAGGACGAAGCCGCGCCAGAGGTACGGGTAGCTAAATCAAACGGAAAAGCGCCAGTGGTAGAAGTCCCTCCTGCACCAACCACGACAGGGTAAGTGGCGGCTGGTAAAGTCATTGCAGAACCAGCTAACGGATTGCCGGAGACGTTTGTCCGTAGACCGCCAGCGCCAGCCCCTGCACCACGGTTTGCTGTACCACCACCACCTCCACCAACAACTAGATACTCTACAGATACACCGGCAGCATCAGACGGAACAGTCAAAGAGCCAGAGGTCGTAAATATTAAGTATCGAAAACCGTTGCCTGGTTCAACAGCGGTAGCGCCGGTTGTAGTTACAAAACTGGCAAGAGGATCATTTTTAGGCCAAGTATCAGCAAACCGCGCATCGTAAACATCGATGTAGTTCCAAACGTGGGAGTGGGTGCGGGTGTTTTCTGTTGAGGAACCAATAAATACAGAGTTACCTACTGCGGTGGTCGGCACAGAAAAATTAGTTGAATAGAGGGCTGCACCTTTGACGATTCTCAGATCATCCATCGCGCCTTTGAACTGTCTGTTAGGTTGACTGTTATTACTGGCCCCGATTCTTACATTATTATTAGAAGTGCCAGGTTCTCTTGTTACAGTATGAGAGCCGTGCTTAACACCATTGATAAAAAATTCTAAAGAGTTTGCAGAAATAGCTCCTCGTACAATTGCGAAATGACTCCACTGATTTAAAGCAAATGCAGTGCTACTTGCCATGCTTGTGTCGTAGGCACTGCCGTCACTTGTAAAAAAAGCTAATTTACCGGCAGCATGAGGGGAAAAATTCAGTGATGCCGTAAAACCAGCAAAAGGGTTGTGGGCGTTAAAATTAGAAATTACTTCATTAAATGTTTGGGGATACAGCCACCCGTCTATGGTAAACGCTGCTGAACTTAACGTAAAAATACTGTTTGCAGAGGACTTTTGAACAGACTGTAAATAGTCGCCAGACCCATCTAGGTACAGAGCTTTTGCCCCGAATTGCGTCAGACTAGACTGCACAAAAGCGTTACCCACTGCGGTCATAGATGTGCCAACCCCTGAGTCATCCTGTACGTCTTCATCAAAGGGCAGATACAAAACGACCGCAGAGGTATCGACAACTCCAGTAGTAATAGTGGTGCTTGCAGTCGATGCTGGATCAAAATCGCCGTAAAATCTTGACATGTTTTGCCTATGGATTTATGGTCAAACTGCCGCCTACCGGATCTGTGCGCACAGAATACGAAGTCGTGTAGACGGCCAGACCTTTTGTCACTCTAACGTCATCTATGTAACCTTGGAAGTATTGGTCGGACAACCCACGATATCCAATAGTGAGAGGAGATGTCCCAACAAAAATTGTTTTTGAGGAAATAGCACCCCCCTGCCCTGCTGTAGATGAAGATAGAGATGTGCCATTGAGAAATCCGTACAGATTGCTGCCCTCTCTCACAATAGCTACATTATGCCAAGCGTTTATTGTGACATCGCAATCAAAAGTATATTGACCAGCAGTGCCACTCTCGCCATCTGTAGTATAACTAAATTGCAGTTTTTGTTGACCACTTGACTCTACAATACCAACATGAAAACTACGATTTGTACTGCCATCCATGCGAGATACGATAGGATGTCGGTCAGCCGCATCAGAACCAGCAGTGGCAGTTTGATATACCCATGCTTCTATGGTGAAATCCCCTGATCCAAATTGAAACGAAGCATGATTTGGAATAGTAACGTATTGATCTGTTCCATTTAGTAATAAGCTGCCAGCGCCGTGCTGTTTAATAGAGGATTGAATAGAGGCACCCCCAGCACTTGAGGCTGTATGTCCGTAACTAGACAGATCTCTAAAATCTTCATCGAACGGCAAGTATAGTGAAATCCTTGTGTCAAACGTGTTTGATGGCCAGGTATCCGCTCGTCGCGCTTTGTAGATGTCTGAGTAATTCCAAACGTGTGAGTGAGCGCGCACATCTGAACTAGTGGTGAGGGTGGTTTGATCGCTAAGATCATCAGTGCCTGGAACAAAAAGAGCTTTAGTAGGCACAGTAAAAGTGGTTGAATACAAAGCCTCTCGCGTAAATCTTATTTCATCTAGTTGGCCGTTCCAATTACCGTCGCCCGAGTCAGCAACATTAATAGCACCCAGCACAAAATTATCTGTAACAAATTCTGCTAACGAACTCGTTGTCGCGTCTTTTTCACCGTTTAAAAATAATGCCGCAGAGCCGTCAGAGTATCTAACTAAAGCGCCGTGATACCAAACATTATTTGATATTGTGGTGCTGCCTACTAAGTAGTCTTTTGCTCTAAATTTGTCATACCTTGTAGATAAAAAGGGCCAGCCAACAGAATTTGCGTTTGTTGAGCCGAGCATAGTACTCCAAACACCCCCAGTCGCCTCTCTTCTAAAAAATAATTCTAACGTGTATGCAGACGTTAAACTAAAATCTCCCGCCGAGGCAGGTACGATTGTAACAGGGTCATTTCCAGGGAAGTCTAGGGACTGCGTACCTATTTTTACAGAAGCTGCGGTTGTCGCGATAGCCGCTCCCGCATTTGATGACACAGTGCCGCCACCAAACTGAATCGTAGTCAACGTAGATTCAAAGCTGTGATAGTATTTTACAGAGCTAGATGTAGACGGCGCATTAGCAACTAAAAATCTAGCCGAGTTATAGTCTGGGCTAGAAACTACGATCAATGTAGTTGCAGTGGATGCAGGATTAAATGCGCCTATTTTACGGGACATTAGCTGATCTCTTGATAACTAATCACTACTTCTAAATCGCCAGACGCAGACGGTGCGGCTGAAATACTCATCGCCTCCTCAAGAAACACGGGTGAGTTTTTGTCTAGTACAATAACTGTAGCGTCAGCCGGGACAACAACAGTCGATGCAATTGCAAAGCCAACACCGGCTGCACTACTTGATGCACCAGCAGTTGCTACACCATTGTGTATGTCAATTGAAATATCCGCGTTGTTAGTTCCATCTACGTTTGCTACATAGATAGAATTTACTTGCACGACCACACCGCTATTACTTGCGTTAGTCAAGATGGTGATTGCGCCAGTAGTAGCCAATGCAAACATATCTGTTTTAGCATTGATTGTTGCTACGTTAACAATATTAGGTGCTGTCATTTTTTATTTCCTCTACACTATGGTGTCGCCGGTTATTGAGATCGCATCACCAGTGGCCGTGACGCCAAGAAACTCCAGTTCCATTTCAAGTTCAAAGCCCGTCAAAAAGGGCGCATTGGGCCAAGTTACGTTACGTGCGTCTTCAGTGTTAGCAGGTAAATCACGCAACTCTTGACGATATTCTTCCCACTCCCGCGAGATGAAATCTTTAATCTGACGATCTTTGTAACCGTAAATTGCCGGCTCTGTATCGGTTGCCGCTGCATACAAAACTTGAGACCAGTCACTTTCTAACAATTTTTGATTACGGGCCTGACGCAACTGACTAAACTCCGACGTTTTCATAGCCGCAATGTGTTCGTCAGTAAAATCTACTACATCCCAACTCAATGTTTTTGAGTTCCAATCGCAACTTTGACGAGCTGCATCGTAAGGAGGGCGATCTGCTACTTCAGTGTAACCAAACTTTTCTGCGTTTTGTGGAACAGCTTCCGCAGTGTAAGTGCGGCGTTTCATGCGCCCGTTAAACATTTCTTCAACGTCCATGCGATAGGGCAGTGAATGAACTGGGTAGCTACCTTTATGCGAGTACATAACCATTTATTTTTCCTTATCCAAACACCAACGTCATTGCGATGGCTTTGCCAATGCCGATACCAGCCGTTGCGGCAGCGGTTTGCTTGCTGCCATCTGGGAAGATCAAACCATTGCCGGTGGTAGTGATACGCATGTTGCCAGTAACCTCTAGCGCAGTGCCTGATGTGACCGCTGCCGTGTTGATACCTACACTGCTAGTGGTAACAGTGATTGCACCGAGGGTTGAGGCACTGCCGACAATAGTGATGTTTGATGCTGTGACTGCACCTGTTACTGTCAGGCCGCCCGTAACTGTCGCGCCAGTTGAAGTGAACGCCACAGCGCCGATGGTCGAAGCAGAGCCGGTGGCTGTAATATCAGCGACCGTGATGGTGCTGGCACTGATGTTGCCGTTGACGGTCAAGCTGCTGGCAGTCACAGAACCAGTTACAGTGAGGTTGCCCGTGACGGTAGCCGCAGTAGACGTGAAAGCTACAGCGCCGATAGTCGATGCGCTGCCAGTCGCAGTGATGTCAGTGACCGTGATCGTATCGGCAGAGATGTTGCCGCTGACCGTCAACGTAGACGCAGTTACATCCGTGAAGTTAGCTTTTTGCGCTAACAACGCTAACGTGCCGCTAGTAGCTGGTAGAGTGACTGTGATGTTGCCACTATAGTTCGCGTGAGGTTGAGCCTGTAATCGTGTGAAGTGCAGGTTGTTGACCTCACAATACAGATCAATGTGACCAGGCGAGCCACTACCAGATCGGATTGTCAAAGAACCACCGGACAGGGCAAGAGTGCCAAGACCCGTCATGTTGTTGCTTGAATCGACGGTGATGGTGGTCGGCTCTAAAAACAGGGTGCTAGAGGTGGTCGAGACGGTTTTCATCACCGTACCAGCAGTCACAGTTGTGCTAGTCAGCGAACTAAACACGTTGCCTGTGCCAGCACCGGATGGCAAGGAGCCGACATCGCCTTTGTCACCGGACAGCATGATATCGACAAGTAAGCTATCGCCAGACGCAAACGGCGCAGCAGACGAAGCACCTTTGTTCGACACAGTTAG